TCGTGAAGCGGTTATTCGCCTTAGTGCCGGGTTGGAATCTATCGCAAGTAAGTTGGAAGAGTTGCATCAAGACATGAAGGCGGAAAAGGTTCAGGCCACTGCTGACCGCCGCGAAATCTACGAACGCCTTAACGATCACGGAAACCGAATAATTGTGTTGGAAAGCTCTAGGGTTAGAATCGACTAAAAGTCAAAGGCATTCAAATGGGCATCGAAGACGTTTTAGCGCATCCTGCTTTCTGGATCGTAGTCGCAGCAGCTTCTGAGCTAATCGGCATGAGCAAGCTCAAGGACAACTCAGTCGTGCAACTGCTGTTTACTGTTCTGCGTTCCTTAAAAGCAAAAAAGGGCTGATCCCTGCTGATGGGAGGTGGTTGTTTCGATTTTCAACGCGATCCCCTTTTGAGGCATTGAAGCGCGAAATTCAACGTCGTAAATTCGAGGCAACTCTGAAACCGCGCTTAGATGCTGAGGTTGAACGCTGGCATGAATCACAGCCGCCAGTCATGCCACCACCAATTCAAATCGACGACCTACACATCAGATCACCCTGGAGTAATGACGAACAGTAAAGCAATCACGCTGGAACAGTTGTTTCGCTACTACAAGAGCCTGCCGCATCAGGCAGCAAGTATCTCCTTGCTGGAAGAAGATCTAGCGACTAATGGATACGATGCAGCAATGCGGCGAGACAGGCCGTGGTTTGCGACTTGGAGCCAGTCGGGGAAGCAGTCTGACCACAAGCAAGCATTAGACCTGATCAAAAAGTTTGAAGGGTGGCACTCAGAGGCGTATAAGTGCCCTGCCGGGTACTGGACAATTGCTTGGGGCTCGCTGACGCATCCCGATGGACGACCTGTAAGAGAAGGGGATTGGATAAGAAGAAAAGAGGGCGATGAATTGCTGGAAAGAACAGTAGATAAAATCGACCAAAAAATGTCACAAACCGTGCCTTACTGGGCGGACATGGCGGAGAATCAACAAGCAGCCTTGATCAGCTTTGCGTACAACCTTGGCTCTGGGTTCATGGGCGCGAAAGGATTTGAAACGATCAGTCAAAAACTTCGTGCGAAAGACTGGGAGTCTGTTCCCGACGCGATGCTGCTATATCGGAATCCTGGGAGCAGTTTTGAAGCCGGTCTGAGACGACGCAGGCAATCTGAAGGAAGACTCTGGAAAGGTGGCGATCAGTCCCCGCCAACTGAAACAGCAAAGCTCCGGCCTGGATCTCCATTTATCAGTCGGCTAACGCCTCATGTCACACTCGGTGAATTTGCCCTGAATCAAGAAGAGCGGCGTTTTAACGAGCAGCACCAGCTAGACACTGCAGCCACTCTTGCAGCATTCCTTGAGCGGGTTCGTGGCAGGTTTGGCGGCAAGCCAGTAGTCATCACGTCCGGCTACAGACCACCAGCGATCAATCGATCAGTCGGCGGAGCAAGCGGCTCAGAGCATCTTTATCCAGTAGCAGGAGAGGGTGCTGTGGATTTTTATGTGCAGGGCGCTGACATTTATGCAGTACAAGAATGGTGCGACCAAAACTGGCCTTATAGTTTAGGATATGGAGCTAACAAAGGAGGATTCGTGCATCTCGGTATTCGAGAAGGCGGTCCAAGAATACGCTGGGACTACTAAAAATGACTGTGCTTTGCGACTGGCAGATCAAGAGCCTGCTTTTGGGCGGAGCAATGGAAGACTGGTCAGAAGACCTGATCAACCCGGCATCGCTTGACGTAAGGCTGGGCAGTAACCTAATGATCGAAATCGCTGGCCAGAAAGACCTGCTACATGTTGACATCTCGAACAAGACAGAAAAAAATCCTTACCGGCTAACACCAGGCGAATTTGTGCTGGCTGAAACTCATGAGATTTTTAGGCAAATACCTGATCACATTTGTGCTCAGTTTGCATTGAAGTCAAGCAGGGGTAGGGAAGGGTATACTCACGCATTAAGCGCCTGGATCGATCCAGGATTTCGTGACAGCAAACTTACCCTTGAATTAGTCAACGTAAGGCGTCATTGCGATCTTCCGCTATATCCTGGCCTAAAAATAGGACAGATCATATTCATGATGATGAGCGAAGTTCCTGTAAATAGTTATTCAAAAACGGGTCGCTACAACGGTGACATGACCGTGCAAGACAGCAAAGGGTAGAAGCAAGCCCTTTGGCTAGCATTGAATAGCCTGATAACGGCAGTAGTGGCAGCTGAGTTCAGGCAGTGTCGAAGAAGCAGTCTGTGCCGGGAATACCTCCCCACAGAACTGATGACGCATGGGAAAAATGGCTGGGTGTGTGATCCCAGAAAATGTCCCATGAGATCAGCTGAGAATGGCGTCTCTTATCAAGTAGAAAAACGCTACCTAACGACTGCAACAATCATGTTCCTGACCTCAGCGAAGGAAGACCAAGATCCCGAAGAGTTCAGTGAAATTTTTGCATCAAGATTAGAAGAACTTACAGAAGAAATAGTAAGTTTTGATATGCAAGTCGTTCCACTAAGTGGTGGATTCGTTGGCCATGAAATAATAGGATCAGAGCTTGTACCAAAGAAAACAAGCAGGCACAGGTTCAGGCGTCAAATACTTGATGAATGGGACAATAGATGTGCTTACTGCGGCCAACCCGGAGACACCTTGGATCACATCCTTGCTAGATCGAAAGGTGGCAGTATGAGCGTTGTAAACAATCTTTTGTGCTGCTGTAAGTTTTGCAACGGATCAAAAAGTGACAAGCCAGTCTGGGAGTGGTTTAGGTCGCAACCTTTCTGGAGCCAAGAGCGTGAAGACCTGATCAGTTACTGGATGGAGCATGGAACTTTGGATCAGCCATAGGCGGCATCATGTGATACAAATAAGTCTTTGCACGCCAAAAATCATCTGAATATCTGCAAATAGCTCCACCTGGGCTGCAAGATCTGTAGTAGATGCCTTGAGTGCTGTCATTTAAAACCTCAATATAAAAACCATTGCCAAAATCTATTGCCCAGCAGGGTATTTCAGTCGTCGAACCAGAAGGCCGAGCATTGACTGGCAAATCTTCCGCCACTTGATTTCCCCTCGGCAAAACCAAGACTGCATTCTGATTTTACAAGTTTCCAATGCAGGCACTGCCAGCAATACGGCTTCGGATTAGCAACTGCGCGTAAATCAGCATAAAGTTGCTCGCCCTGCAATATTGCGCTTTCAATATTAGTTGCATTTAAAGCTATCTCGAAAGTGTCGGATTCAGTGGTAATGGTTGCAAGCCATGCTCCGCTTTTGTCGGAAACGTTTAGTTTTCCAGAATGAGAGCGATGACTTGTCATTTGAGGCGATCAAGAAAGAAAGCTTTTAACTCCTGCGCTGACGCCCGTGCGTCTGACTCAGTTTGCTCGGGGTTGCCCCAATAAACAACTTTCCCATCAAAATACCAGGGTTTAAAGTAAGATCCCACCCCATGTGCAATTAATTTTATGCCTATTCCTGAAGTGTTCATAGTGAGTGCTAGAGTTTTCGTTCAACTTGATTCCGAGGAATCATCTTGTCCTGATGCGTATGGGGAGCGCATAAACCAAGCCATGCAGGCGCGAGAGCCGGTGGCATCCCCTCCTAATTCAGTCGTGATTCAAAATCAGGTCTTCCTCCAAGGACTTCAGGTCCGTGGCGGCGCATACTCTCATTTGGTCGTGCTCAGAAGAAGCGGTGGATCCATCCCACTGGATAGCAAGATACTTTCGCCGGTGCCCGTCTTTTCTGGTTTTGGTCGCAAGACCTGTAACGGTGCCAGTACGCGATGAATAGCGGCGCTGATTCTCTGGCTTAACAGCAATGCCAAGGTGAATGCGTGGCTTTTCAGCAACTCGATCACCAACGGCGAACTTAAATGGTGTGCGGCGTGATTCTTTTGTCATGGTGCTAAACGGGCCTTGCCCCAGCGATTCTTTGTGTACCAGTCGCAAACAGAGGGGGTCCACTGCGAAAAATGTGGAATCATCATCTGACACATCTGATGGATTTCTATCTGTGCATCGGCCTTGCCCCGTAGATCAAGAAAGTGCATGAGAGAGCGCAGGTTGAACGTCACAACAAAATGCTGCCGGTAGTCGAACGGCAGCACTCCTCTTGCATGTTCTTCTGATATACCAGCATCAAGAGCCTCTTTGTAGCGTCGAGCCGAGTCCTCGCAATGCTGAAGATCCCTTGCCCTTAAACGCTCGTCGTAGGTGTACTTCTTGCCTTGGCGGTTGGTGTAATCACCAACAGGCCGCAGATAAAAAGCTTCCTCTACATCAACAACTCCTTCAGCTACAGCAGCAATTCGCTTGCCGGTATAGCGCATCGACTGGACATCCCAGCTAGTGCCCACTCTGTGCGTGCGAGCCTGTTGAATCACTGAGTGAGGGAAATAGCCCACAGCGAATGTGATACTGGCGTGCTCCAGTGGCCCGTAATGGCCGCGACCTCCCAGGAGTAGGTGCTTTACGATTCGGTCACCAGCATCTGGCTCTTTAAGTGGCTCGTCATAAAACACCCAGCCTTCAGAGTAATCTTGGTGCATTGCCTGCCAGCACAGCGTGGCTGGATCCCTGGTCTGGCTTAACACGCCAACCTGGAAATATGGATCAATCTGCATCATTAATCTCCTGAACCAAAGCTTTCAGCTCGTCGTCTTCCAGCGAATCAACCGCTGACAGGAACCCAGCCGTAATAGCTGTCACAAGACGTTTAGGGCTGAATAAAGCAAGCAAGACAAACTGAAAGCGAGTGTAAATGCCAAATTTAATTTTCATTGGTCATGCATCTCCAGTACATGTTGAATGCCGCGAATGTAGCCATCCCAGTAACGGGAATCGCCTTGACGGCGTTGAAGGCTTTTTTCGTAATTGTTGTAGCCGTCAATCAAAAGACCTTTGACTGACTCAATACTGACTTCGAGTAGCTTTTCATCCATTGGATTCTGAGCGAGCGATTACCGAGGCTTCTGCTTGAATTTTTTTCAGTGAAACAGGCCCAAGTTCTTCTAAAAGAATGCGAAGGAAGTGATCTTGGTACAGTTCGTCATAACTTTTCGGAAGCGGCTTGTTCATCGCTTCAATCTTGGCTGCGAATTGCGTCGAGATTCTTAGCTTTTTTTTGGCCCGATAGTACCATTCAGTGTCGGGCGCATAGCCATGCTTCTCTTCAAAGCTTGAAACCTCCG